GCACCGATCGCATAGTTACAGCTTGCCCCTATCGCAGTATTCCTAAAACAGCCACAGATACCTTCCACGGAGAGCTGACCGACGACACAGTGGATCTTTATCGTGTCTATCGTATGGTTCCTCGGTGTATTTTTATTCGGGCTGATCATCGTATAGCTTACTAATGGACTATTACTCATAGATGTCTCCTCCTCGTTGTATCGATAATCAATTTATAGGACTATCCATATCATCTCGTTGATCGATTTTTAATACTGCCTGTCGATCTCCGGTAATCCTTTTATTGATAATAGCAGGGACAAGATCCCAGCCAGCACCGATGCTGAAGCCACGTATGGCCAGTCCACCTGTCCCATGACCACGGCAGTCCCGATCCCGCCTACTGCTGCCTCTGCCACTGTCTTCACTGCTCTCACTCCTGCTGCCTTTGTCCACTTTTTCCAATCCCTCATGTCTTTTTCCTCCCTTACATCCCTATCTGTTTAGATATGTACCCAACGACTGCCCCGATGACCGCCGTAGCCAGGTATGCCATAGCCTTGCGCCACATCTCCCCGTCCCGGCTCTCCAGGGCTTCCAGGCGTTCACCCTGCTGCCCCATCTGCCTGACCATGCTCTCCATGTTCATGGCCAGTTTTTCAACGGATGTGGTCAATGTCTGAATCTGTTCCGTAGTCTTTTCCAATATCTCTATCCGGCGGTTCTGACGGTTGTCCTCCGCCTCCATCCGTTTCATGAACTCCTCGTGCTCTTCCCGTGTGATGATGTTATCCATCCTGCTCACCTCCCTGTATACGATCTGATCGTTTTTTCCAGTACAGATCCGTTCATCATCCATTACGCTGCATACGGCTTACAAGACAATCTAACATTTTTATAACTTCCTTTATATACCGTACTATATGATTCTTTAAATACGCCCGCCAACCTACTGTAACTCGAACCGCTAGAATAGGCACCAGATGCCATCAGACCATGATCATGATATGGATCGCTCGAGCGATCACGTTTCAAAATATCAAACCTATCTGCATAATATTTCATATACTCAGCACTTGTTGCTCCGCCAATACTAATATCTTTTGGAATAAATCCATACTTTGTAAATGACATATTTTTTATCAATCCGCCTATTGCACTAGTATCAAAAATATTGCTTTTTGGTTCATAAGTAATAGTATCTGGAAGTACGATATACCCTTCACCATTATCGTTATAATCATCAACAGAGGAACCATCATAAGTACCTCTTGTCATTTTGACTCTTAACTGGATATTATTTGAGGCATCCCTATCCAATACAAATCCGTCAACGATCCAGCTCAGATTAGCCCACAGATCCTCTATCCCAAATACCTTAACAGTTTCTCTATACCTAGAAGAATTTATATTCGTGCCAAAAAACAAACCATATTTATCGCAAATCCCCGTAGTATTCTGACCGCCACCCGATATATCATGATTACCTACGCCAAAAACATCTTGAACATCCGTTGTCTTGCATATCATCATCGTTAATATGCGCAATAATTGAAGTTCTGCATAAGTAAATAAAGACCATTGTTTTTTTATATCTACATTATTTCTATTTGCACCAACACGAAAAGCATTAAACACTCCGAAATCAGATACCGAAGGTTTTACACCTGATACACTTTTATAAACATTCCCACCGATCGCACTACTATTATAACCAGAACAAACATACGGAGATATATAACAGTATGGTATCTCTTTATTATCCGCATCTATATGCGACCAACAGTCAAACCCTTTAGCGATCTTCCTATTACATATACTCACCTTTCCTCTGCCATTTCCTAAATCTTCCATCCTCCAATATACCTTTGGAAATTCAACCATTACATTTCCTTCATAAGTTTTATCCTTGATCTCACTCGCTTTATCATTTCCATTTATATCTATTTCATAATCATTTGGATCCAGATAATAATCAACCGATCCACTCCATCTTAGCATACACGGCTTTATATCCATAAACCACGCGTCTTTCCAATTTCCAAGATCGATACTAAAATCATTATTACTATAATCCGTACAAAGCGTAGTTTTTACAGGCTCCCATCCTGCACACATATCTTCATACGTTACCCTTTCTGCCGGATCCTCTATGTTATCATCTATCACAAAACTATACAGCTCATCTCCAGGCTTTAACACTACCCCTCCCGACCCTTTGTGCCTATTTATAAACACTGGCATACACTCAACCCTCCGTAACTACAAATTTGACCGGGATATTTACAGCAGGTCTTTCCCCAAAAGCCTTTAATGTCACACTGTCTGTACCCTGCCCCCCGTCCACTATCTTAGCGTTTATGAATGCGTCTAATTGTTCTGCAGTCACACCACTCTGTACATCTACCTGTACGACACTTGTCGCTGTAACACCACTCACTGTAACTGTATGGCTAAAAGGGGCTTCTGTGCCAGACCATCCATCTACCAGGATCGTTGCATTTACCACACTAGATCTCGGTATCGTCGGCATGATCGCCTCTACGGCTGCTATCTTCCCGTCTGTTTCCGATATGGACTGTATGTATTTTCCTTCGCCGCCTTTTGCCGCGACATCCAAACTCTTTAATGCTTCACCTACCGCTTTCCCGTTCACTGGTTCTGTGCCAGTCGATGAGTAAGTGGAGGTGACATTGCTCGCCGGGAGTGAATCCGGTACCGTCGGTATATCCGGCGTATCCACTAGGTCATTGTAGCTGGCTGTAAACGCTACCCTCTTTAGGTCCACGAAAAACTTTCTTATCTTCCCCAGGATAGTATCCATCCTATCGCCGCTGGCTATGTTCTCCCTGGTCTCGGCCTCCTCGAAGGTCAGTGTCTTATCCTCTATCGCCCCGCCCTCACCTATCATCCTCTTGAGGTCTTCAAACTCCCTTTGGGCATCCTCTGCTAGCATGACAGCCCCTGCGCTGTTGATGGTCACATTTGTGGTATTGTTCACCTTGGCGTGGTACTCCTGGACGATCTGGACGGGCGCATCTCCTCCATACGGCGGCATATAGTCCCCGTTATCGCCCCTGGCTACGGTGATGCTGTACAATACCTCCGTACTGCTGTCCCCGTCTTTTTCCTTGGCAAACAGGCCGATCTCGTTGATATAGTAGCCCTCGCTCACCAGCGTTGCCCCTGTTGCTGGATCCTGGTTTGTGATCAAGGTGGTCAGCTTTACACCGCCATCGGGTACGGTACTGACCGATGATGGGGGATAGCTGTTCCTCTGGACTTTTAACCCGGTGCATCTTTTCAGTGCAGAGGATGTCTTTTCGTTCACGGTATACGTCCCGTTTCCCGTCGCCATCCGGGTGAACTGGATCAAGGCTGTCCCCGCCTGGACTTTATCCAGCAGGGACAGTCCTGCATCTGTTATGACTGCATTGTTGTACAACTGTGGCATACCGTACCTCCTATCGCATCACAGTTCCTCAGGATCAAGCCTACGTATAGCAAACAGCCAGAAGAGGAGGTCGGCAACACCACTCACTCCATCGCCCACCATCTCTCCCAGGTTGCTATCGGAAAATATCTTGATAGTCGCATTCCCTTCATCATCGATCCAGAAATAAGTCTGAAAATGAAGGCGGTAAAAAGCACTCATGTAGTAATCCGCCCAATCCTCATTGGTCGTAGCCCGTAGATAGTCATAGCTAAGGATCGCCTGTGCTTCATGCCATCGCCGCTCACACGTAGCCTCACGGACGTATTGCCAGTTATGTACCTTATATCCCGTATAGACCCCGACCCATCCTGTTTCTGTAGAGTCAGCGTGATCCAGATTCCCGACTATCTTCCACGTAAAATCTTTAAACTTGCATGGCCACTGACCATTGGCCGGCTCTAAGTATACTGCGCCTGATTCTTTCGATATCTGCTCCCTTCGGAGCTTCCCCGCATAATCCAGGCTGGCCACACCATTTATCGCACCTTTATCTTCCTCAGTCAGCACATTGTCAGGTACTGTCCCTGCATCTTCTATCTGCTTTTTTATCGCATCGTGCGCGGTCTTTGCATCCTCTCTCATCTGCTGGTGTTCGGCCTTTGCATCCGCCCTGAGCTTCTCAAGTTCCTCCTCCACCTCTTCCGCCGTGATGAACCGCCCGCTGCTCACGATGGTCACATTGGCGGCATTGCTCACCTCAGCGTAGAACTCCACGGATATGTAGGTGGGCAGCAGGCTATTGTATGCGGGCATGTAGTCCCACTGGCCTTCCACTGTTGTCGCAAGGGCATATAATATCTCGCCTTCGTCAGGGTCCTCTGCGAATATCCCGACCTCTTTTACGTGGTAGCCTTCCTGAAGGTTGCCCGTCGCCTGTTCGTTCGTGATCGTAAACCTCACGGAAACGGTCGTGCTGTTCTGGACAGACAGCTTGTCGAGTGGGAACTCCTGCTTCTGGTCCTTTAAGGCTTCTTTTTCTGCGAGGGATTCGCCCTCCTCATAGGAGCCGCAGCCCGAAGCCGCCTTTGTGAGTTTTATGCCGGCCAGCCCGGCCTGAGCTTTTGCCAGCAGGCCGATGCCTTTCCTGGTCAATACTGCCTCATTGAAATTTGCCATCTCATCCCTCCGATATACTGTTCTTGTAATGCGGTATGAACGCCGCACCGATGTATTGTCTCTCCTTGATCACCGGTTCTTCCCTCGGTATGGTCACTTCTGGCACGGATACGGCGCATACGCCGACATATTGCCGTCCCCTGGCTTCACGCATGTTCCTCGGTATGACTATATGGGGTTCCATCCTACCAGAAACGCCGACGTACCAGTGGGCATCCATGCGCCTGTGTATCAGCAGCCTCCTTAAATGTGACCGCTCATTCTTCACGCGTTCGATGATAGCGATGAACATCTCCACGATCTTTTCTGTCAGCTGCACGTCTGTCAGGATATCAAACGTGCCAGGTGTAAATGGCGGGTCCTCAAAGTCCGGCCATTCCACGATATCGCCCTCCCCGATGACGATGGCGATGAGTTCCCGCATCGCGCTGGGCGTGCCTGCGGTCAGGTGCCATAAAAGGGTGCGTTTGATGATCTCCCGCTTCTGGTCTATGGATAGGTCCTCACTGTAATACGGGGTGTGTAATTCCACTGCCAGCACGTCCAAGATGCGCTCTGGGAGGCCGTCGATGAACGCCTGCGTCCGGGTCACGTATGCCCTGTCCATGACCAACTGTATGCCTGCTCTCAGGGCGTGGCTCAGACAGATCTGGTGCGTTTCCTTGGACATCTGACTTGGCAGCATATCCAACAGCTCTCCATTATATAGGTCAATCATCCTCTATCCCCCCATATGTGACGGACACGTTCCCTAACCTGGCAACGGTCGAAGCTGGCAGTGATATGAACGCGGGGGAGTTGACCACTACCCGCTTGGCCCCGGCCACGACCATGCGGCGGATCAGTTCCGACGGGTTGATGTCCCTGCCGATCTCCTCCGTCTGCCAGGTGTTGTACTCCGTTGTCGCGTTGGATACCGCCGTCTGGATGGATACCGCCCTCGCGGCGTTGGTCCTTGAGATATAATACGTCACGTCCAGGTCGTACTCTCTCGTATATGGGGCCAGCACCTTTACCTGGTCTGTCAAGGGCCGGATAGTCTCATCGTCCAGATATTCCAGGATGCCATCCAGTAGTGCCTGGGAGGGGAGAGAACCATCCTTTAAGAGCACCCGCACCTCCACCTCACATGGCTTTGGACTGGAGACATTCACGGAGCCGATGGACGCGCCATAGGCTTTTGTGTGGTAGATATACGCGTCCCTGGGTCCGGCCACGGAATAGGCCGATGGGGCCAGGTATACACGCTCTGCAAGGTTCTCATCGTCCTCTATATCCGCCCCGCCCTGGCTCTCTTCTATGTTTGATACGCCGGATATGTAGGGCAGCAGGTCCACCAATGTGTTGATGCTCCCCACGGCCAGGCCGCTGCCGACGGCCCCCGTTGTCTGGCATCTGCAGGGGATATCCACGTATACGTCCCCCGGTGGGATCTCTGCGTACTCCATGGTCCCGAAATAGATCCCGTCCCCCGATGTGACCCTGGTCCCTGTGGGGATGCTGACCGCATCCTTGCGGGGCGCGGGGATACTGAAACGTACGGTCACCTCAGCAGCTTGGGCGGGGAGGCGCGTGACGCCTTTGTTGGCGGCGATATTGTCCAAGAACTCACCGTAGCTGTATTTGATCAGGTCTTGTTTTCCAGCCCTGTCCACATACATGAGTGCCTGGTAGATCAGCACGGAGCAAGCATAGAGGGTGAGGGTTACGGGATCCGCCCTCTTTAAGCTGACCTTTTCCTTTGTCACCTGCTCGTACTTTTCCTCGTAGCTTTTTACTAAGAGGGCCTGGACGTCATCCAGGGTCATGTTGTCTATGAAACTCACGTCTGGCAGGTTACTGATCTGTGCTATCATATCCATCCCTCCATCTCACTGATACCTGTGTGTCCACCCGCCCGTCGATACCGGCGTCTACTTTTACCTCTGCGATATCGATCTCCGGGATATAGATATCTACTTTCTCCTCCAGTTCCACGCCGAACTCACTGGCCACCTCATAGCATGGCGCATCCAGATAATCGCCGCTCAATCCGAAGCCCCTGCTCCCGGGGATGGTGCGCTCCCGAGTGAGTATCAGGGCTTTCAACTGTGCGTTCACGCGTTCTATGGGGGCTTCCCCACCGACGGGGACGATCTCGATCCTGCTCGTTTCCCTCATGGGACACCCCCTTTAGTTATATTCTGTAAATGTCAGGCTCAAGGTCGCCCTGGCCAGTTCACCCTTGTTCCATATCTCATCCCACGTCTCGCTCATCGATTCTAGGTACATCTTGCACTTGCCGACTTTCTTGCCACCGATGTACAGATATTCTATCTTTCCCTTCTCGCACGCCTCTTCCAGGTCCTTGATGATATCCTTCGGGCTGACACCCAGATATGCGGACAGTACCACATCCAGGCTCACGCTGGATGCGTCGGGGCCTTGGAACTCCTTTTTAGGTTTCTCGTTTATGATGGGATGATCCGCCCATCTGCCCTTCGCCGTGCGCTTGAAGCCTTTGAAAGACAGTACCTTCTCGGAATCGACAGTAAACTTTATGTGTTTCCCCCAGTTGCCTATCTTAGCCATGTAAGCCCCCTATCTGGCCCTGATCTGTATCCGTACCTTGCCCTGGATCTGGTGCCGGGTCCGGGACTGGCTCTGGGTCTTTTAGCTCATCTTCTGGGCTCAGGCCCAATATCCTTGATAAGCTCACCAGCCCAGCCCTCTTATCCTTGAAATACATCCGCCCCTCATCAGGCCGGTATTCGATATATGCCTCCCCTGGTTCGTCCCCAAATTCCCTGCGGTGCTTGTCCGTCTCTGCCAAGCCCAGCAGATCGGTCAATGTGACTGGGCCAACGTTCTTATCCTTGAACTTTAGGTCGCCGTCTGTGCCGTCATACTCCATGTAGGATTCATCCGGCTCATCCCCGAACTCCTGGCTGTATACGTGCTCCCCGGACTTCCTCGGCATGTTCTTTGTGTTCCACATCTTCCCTAAGATGACACCGGCTGACTGGCCTGTGGGGAGATGCAGCACCAGCACATCCTCCCCGACAACGGGCATCTTGTACTCGTCTGCCATCGAAAAAACAGGGAACTTATCTGTCGTATCAGCGTCCAAGGTCGGGTATGTGACGCTGACCATCCCGTTCTCATAGTCTACGGTCGATACCCTCCCTATCCTGATCAGCCTCTCCGCCATGTCACTCCTCCTCTGGCTCTGGTCCGCGCGGCAAGCGTTCCTGGCACTTATGCATCTCTACAGTCTGGCGCGATCTTGAACCCCCCACCTCTGTCACACATTTATCCACGAAATACTTGCCGCCCGCCTTACCCAGTCCACTCACCTTGACCGTGACCCCGGCGCATATCTTCGGATCCGGCCAGATATCACCGGATAACGTGGTCGCCTCCTGGTTAGACTTGTTGACCGCTGCCGCCGCTTTAAAGTAAGCATCTGATATGCTGTCTGCCACCTCGTTGACGTGCAGCACCCGGGCATCTTTCGCCTCTTCGTCTTTTTCACCTACATAAACGCTTATCTCGTCGCTGCCGTCCCCCGGTTTGTAAGATATCCTGGCTCCCGTGTACACACCGACAAGAGCATCTTTATATTCCCATCTGTCATCGATGAAAGACTCTCTGGTGAGTTTGGCTACTGTCTTTTTTTCTTCCATGACAGTCTGGTCATAGATCACGATAGCTTTTTTGTAGACCTTCATCGATAAGCCATATGTATCGCATAGGTCATATAAAAATGCGCTGTCCGTCTTCTGGGACTGCTCTATGGTCTTGATCCGTATGTCCGCATCGGAACACCTCAGTTCCAGATCGTACTTATCCGC